CACCTCGATCACCCAGCAGCCGGAGAGCATCGCGGTACCGCCCCACCTGTCGCCTACCGTCCCGCCGCCGCAGCCGCCAACCGGACGGGCGCTCAACCTGGTGAACCCGGCCGAAGGCCCGGTCAGCGGTGGCATCACGATCACGCTGCACGGCAGCGGCTTCACGGGCATTGGCGGCGTCCGCTTCGAGCGCGACGGGCAGACCGGCTGGGCAGATGCGTTCGAGGTCATTGACGACCTGACGATGACTTGCAACACCCCGCAAATGTCGGCTGGCCCGGTCGATGTGATTGCGTTCGACGGCGACCTGGGCGATGCGGTTCTAGCGAACGGGTTCACCTACATCGAGGAGGCATGAAATGACGACGTTCATGGTTGGGTTGCGGCTGGATGGCGACAGCGCCGAGGAGGTGCTCCAGCGCGTCCAGGAGTGGCGGCTCAGGCCACCCGAGGGCGTGGTGATGGTCAACCCGGTACCAGACCCGGTCGAGGTGCCGTCGGAGCTACAGGCGGGGATGCCGGGGATGCTGCCGCCGCAGCCAGCGCCAACGGAGACGTGACGTAAGTGAGCGCCATCGAACCCGACGCGCTGGACTACGACCTGCTGCCAGCCGACCCTGGGCTGATCAACCCCGATCTCGCGCTCGACGCGGCGCTCGCCCCGGTCGAGGACATCGAAACTGACGCGCCCGCGCCGTTCGGCCGGTCGTGGCGGTTCGACTTCCAGGCCGGGCAGTTCCTGCGCGACGGGACCATCCCGAAGGTCGTGTACGAGCTGGACACGCTGATCGTGTGGATCGAGAAAACGTTGCGGACCGCGCAGATGGCGCATCCGATCTACGCCGACGAGTACGGGGTGGACAACCCCGACGAGCTGATCGGCCAGACGCTCAGCGGCGAGGAGGACTTGTCGGCGTACGAGGAGTCGATCACGGCGGCGCTGACCTACCACGACCGGATCATCTCCGTCGAGGGATTCAGCTTCGACCAAGACCCGTTTGAGGAAACGGTCCAAGCATCGTTCACAGTGATGGTCGATGCCGCACCACCGTTGGAAGCCCAGCCGCTTGAGTTCTCGGGCGTGCCCGTAGGAGGCTGATGGATGACCGACCTCGCTGAGTTCACCGAACTGTTCTCCGAAACGCTCGCGCGGGTTCGCGCCCGGCTGGACGCCGACGCGAACGCGGGGTTGACGGACGACATGCCCGCGTGGATCGACATTCGCGAGGGCGGCTTCTACTGGGATGTGACGCAACCCCCGGCGATGGAGATGGCGAGGCTGTGGGACGCGATGACGGAAACGGCGGCGGCGGCGTTCCCGTCCACCGCGTGGGGCGACTACCTCGATGAGCACGGGCTGACGTTCAACCTGACGCGCGACCCGGCCGTCGCGGCGCTCGGGTCGCTGGTGTTCGTCGCGACCGCCGTGGTGCTGATCGCCGCCGGAACGCAGGCGTCCTCGACCGCTTCGCAGACCGGCGACGTGATCACCTTCCAGACGCTTGAGTCCGGGACGACGTGCGCTCAGCTCGTCACCCCGTCGAACGTGGTCGCTGCCGCTGCCGCCACGGGCGGGACGCTGACCGCCGCGACGCGCTACTACCACGTCACCGCGCTCAACGAGTTCGGGGAGACGGTCGGGTCGGCGGACAAGGCTGCGGTCACCTCCTCCAACACGGGCCGGAACACGATCACGTGGAACCCGGTGGCTGGCGCGTCGTCCTACCAGGTGTACGTCACCCAGGTCCAAGCGACGCTCGGGTTTCTGGTCGGCTCGACCGTCGCGACGACGTTCATTGACGACGGCACGATCAACCCGTCAGACCCAGAGCCGACGCTGAACACAACCTCGGGCGTCACGCTCGCGTCCGGGGCGGTCACCGCTGGTACTGCCGGGAACGTTGCGGCCGGGGCTGTCACGTCGCTGAACACCGTGATCCCGGAGGTCTACTCCGTCAACAACCCCGCTCCGTTCCAGGGTGGGCAGGAGGAGGAGTCAGACGACGACTTCCGCGACCGCATCCTCGGCCAGTACGTCGGCACGTCCGGCGGCGGCAACCAGGCCGACTACCGCCGCTGGTGCGTGGCGCAGGGCGTCGAGCGTGTGGCTGTCGTGCCTGTCTGGGATGGGCCGGGAACGGTGCTGGTGATCATCATGCAAACGGACGGGTCGCCTGTCCTGGCGTCGTTGGTCACCACGATCCAGACCTTCCTCGACCCAGTGGCGGGGCAGGGCTCGGGCCAGGCTCCGATAGGCGCGACCGTGACGGTCACGACCTCAACGGTGCTGCCCATCGACATCACCTGCGAGGTGATCCCGCAGCCCGGCTACTCGCTCGATGGCACCGGGGCCACCATCGCGTACCGCACCGCGATCCTGACGGCGCTCAGCAACTACCTCGGGTCGCTGGACCCAGGCGGTTCGGTGGTCTTCGAGCACGTCCAGGCGTGCTTCTTCGTGCCGGGCGTGCAGGACATCTCGGGCACCGTCGTGAACGGCATCACCAGCGGTTCGATCCCGCTGGCGAGCGGCACCCAACCCCAGGTCGCCCGACTCGGGACGATCAACTTCACCGAGCCGTAGGAGGAGCCGTGAGCTACCAGCCAGGCCGACCGCCGTACCTGACGCCGAACTACGACTTCCCGGTGCCGGGCGGCACGGGCCTGGCTGACTACATCTCCTCGTTGGAAGCGTTCGGGAACGCGGTAGACGCGCAACTGAAGGTCTTCGAGAACATCCTCGACCCGCTGAACGCGGCGCAGCCGCTGCTGGTCGCGGCGCTGCCGACCACCAACCTCGTGGACGGCATGGAGGTCTACCTTCAAACCTCAACGATGGCGACCAACGGAACCGCGTGGCACCTGCGCTACCGCGCGGCAGCGCCAGCAGCGACCCGCTGGGAGTTCGTTGGTGGTGCGCCCATGCAGCAGACGGTCAACGGTGGTGCTGGTGGCGGCGGCACGTACGTCGGACCGCTCGCCTCGGGGCTGAACCCCGTGCCGGGCGGACCGAGCGTCGTGGTGCCACGCCCCGGCGATTACATCGTCGCCTTCGGAGCGACCGTCCAGTGCGACAGCAACGACACCGTGCACATCGGGATCGACGGTGGTGGGCTGACCGCGACCGCTGCCCCGATGATCGAGGTTGCCGACAACGTGTCGCTGGACACCAGCTCGCTGTCCGTCCGCCGGAACGTCGCGACCGCGACCTCGACGCTGGCGATGTTCGCCGACACGGCCAGCAGCGACGTGTACGTCGGCGCTCGCTACCTCGCGGTCACCCCGATCAGGCTCGGCTGAGATGCCGAACACCTGGGACAGCCTCCGGGCGCTCGGGACCTGGGACTACATCGCCCAGCTATACGCCACCTGGGACGACCTCTACAACGACGTGCGGCAGCCCGCGCCGCCGCCAGGACCGATCCCAGGACCGCAGGCCGGAGTCACCCCAGACCTCGCTGGACTGAGCCTCGGCGGTGCGTACCAGGCGGGGCTCGCAGCGGGGTTTGAGAACTTCAAGGTGGTCGCCTACCGGCAGACGTGGATGCTCGATGAGGCGTACTGGTTCCGGGAGGTGTCCCCAGCCGTCGGGTACGTCGCGCAGGTCGTGTCGCCGGGCGACGGCCCAAGCAGTCCGAGAACCGCGTCGGACGGGTCGTTCTACACCACCGTGGCTACGGTCGGAGTGCCCGACCAGCTCCCCGATCCCGGCGATACGGTCGCGACCAACGCGACCCTCTGCTTCGTCTTTCAGATAGCCGACGACCGCGCGCAGCCGAACGACATCGTGGACTCCGGCGTCGATCCCGTGACCGGGGTGATGGCGTGGTGGGAATACTCGTTCGCTGCCAGCGCTGTGCCCGGCACCTTGCAGGCCGACATGACGCTGTACAACGGCCCGCCGATGACCCCGGTGGACGTGGCCGACGCCGAATGGCCGCAGGTCGCGGTGGACCCGCTGTTGATCTTCACCGCCCCGCCGCCGGTCATCCCCGACGACCTGATCAGC